GTAGGAACATAGAACTGATCTACTGGCACAAACTCGGAAACAGGGCGTCCTTCCTTTGCGTCATAATAGACTTTCTTAAAGGCAGAACCGAAAAGAGGAAGATGAAACAGAAGCCTTTCGAACTCATCGAAATACTCAGGCATTAGCTCCGTAATTTCGAAATTCATGAACTCGCGAACACGGGTTGCCTGCTCGTCTTTCTCGTTAGTAACTTCACCTATGATTTGTGTACGAACCGGACCACCCGTAGGAAACAATTCGCCCGAGGCTTTAGATTGAAACTTAACAGCCGATTCTATCAGAAGAGGATGAACTGCTGTGCATGCTCCCTCGAAAGGATCAGAGGATTCTTCTAACTTCAGACCGAGGAGATCGAACCCATTTTCGAACATCTGCTCCCATTCGCCACGAGACTCCTTATCGTCTTTGTAGGTGCGAATGACTGTGGAACCTATCTCTTCAAGGATCTCCTTATCCAGGTGCTTGGCTAAATTATCTGTATGCTCAAGAGGCTCGGCTTCCTCGATTTCCTCCGCTTCTGTAATGGTAACCTCCACAGAACCATCGGGAAAAACCTCTACCGATTCTTCCTCCTCGATAAAATCATCTTTATCTTCTTCATAAATAAAAGGATTTTTCTCAGTAGCCATAATAGCCTCAGTCGTTAATTAAACACGCCAATAGGTAGCTCTTTTCTGTGGGGCTTCCTCATCATACTCTGGATCAGCCGGATGTCCAAGCCGCCAGGACTCTCTAACATAATGAATTGCCATGACCATTGCGTCCACTTGGTCGTCATGTGCAGCATTAGGAAAGGAAATAGCCTCTAGCATTAAATCTTCCGCCCACGGCTTTACTGGCAACCACACACGTCCCGATTCCACCAAGGGAGATGCAGCATGAACCCTTGATACCTTATCACGATCCGGCAAATACTCAAGAACAGGAAGACCAGCTCTTCTCATGTCTTGAATTAGAGACTGACCAGAAGCTTTCTTTTCTATAAGAAGCGCATCAGGTTTATGCTTTTCGTAAAGTTCCTGCGCTTTTGCTCTTAATTCAGGATATTCGTATCTGCCTTTTACATTAGAGATAAGAATTAAATTGGGCACATCATATTCAAGACCTCTGCTATCTTGCTCATGAAGTTCGAATATACCCCAGGTCTGAATGACTGAAAAGTCTGCCGTAGTCTTGGTAGAAAATGCAGTATCCAAGGTCTGAAGAATAAAATCGCAGGAAGGAGGTTCAGCCAAAGACCACTTTTTAAACCACGCCTTCTTTAAGATGCCACCTTCTGCAGGAACAGGGTTTTGCATAAATAATGATTCCCAATAACGAGAGCCATTATTTCTCTTTATTTCCTCCTCATCATTCTTTAAGACCTCATAGGATTTCCATTGAGGAAAATAAGAAGTTCCTACAGGAAGATCTAAAAGCTTAGAAGAGGCATCATCGAGCCACGCAGGTATCTTAATGACTTCCCATTCGCCCTCCTTGGCATTTGAAAGAAGCCAGCCCGCAAGATCATCTTCATGGTAGCGCGTATTAATGATGACTATAGAACCGTTAGGCATAAGTCTGGTGCGCAAGCCTGCGGGGTACCACTCTTTTATGTATCGACGCCCTGCTTCGGAAAAGGCATCCTCTTCGGACATTACATCATCCAGTATAGCAACGTGTGCGCCACGGCCTGCAATCTGAGTTTTAACTCCAGCAGCCACATACGTGCCACCCTTATTAGTTTGCCACTTTCCTGCACTTCTGACATCGGCGCGAATTTGAACCCCCGGAAAAATGCCCATAAATGTATCGGACCTTATGATATCACGAACATTACGTCCAAAGTCAGAAGACAATTGATCTGAATGGGATACAGATAAAATTTCGTGCGTAGGATTATTGCCGACATACCATGCCGGAAAAAGCTTAGAGCATATAAGAGACTTACTGGAGCGAGGAGGCAGAAATACCATTAGGCGCTTCAGATCGCCATCAGCCATCATCTGCAGCCTATTGGAAATAAGCTTGATATGACTGCCCATAACAAAGTCGGCAACCAGCTCTGGGGCGACCAGTTTAACAAAAGTAAAGAAGTCACTCCTACCTTTGACTAGCACATAGTTTATAAGCTGGTCTCTTAATTCTGCAGACGGCAATTAAGATTTTCCACCCGTAATTAACTTTAGACCTGCGATATCGGCAAGTTTATCTATATCCTTTTTTATTGACGCCTCATCACTTCCAGAGTCCAGAGCGCCATGGCGAATTTTCTGCTCAGAGCGATCTATAAGCATACCTAGATGTTTGCCCACAAATTCCATAGCTCTGTTGGCATTAGCAAAATCATTCTCCTCTAAAGATTTATCGTATATCTCGCTAAAACGCTCTAAGACCTTATTGGCATTAAATTTAATTTTATCGATGGTCGCCTCCCTTATCTCGTCTATTCGCGCCTGAATCTTTGGAGTGCGCAAAAGAGCTGTAGCATTGCGATGACGAAAACTCTTATAGCCCGCTTTCTTATAAGCTTCTGCCATGTCTCCAGTGCGCATATATTCCAGGCAAAATTTCTCTTGGCGCGCAGTTAATCCGCCGAATTGCAGACCTCCCCTGGAAGTCGGTTCTTCTAGCATACCTTTTCTCCGTTTCAATTCCCAGCGAATACCCTCTACGTCACGACCATTGGACCTTTTCCGCAACTTGACCAAGTGGCCATAAATGTCTACAAGTTCATCGGTACTATATTTGCCATAAAGGACATGTGCTTTGTATTTCATGGGCTAGTCTACCACCTCAAGGCGAAATTTACGAGACCTTCTTTTACAGGAAGTACGCCAAACCTTGCCGTCTCCCTTATCTAGGCCGTATATCTGTATGCTATGCTGCTTAAGGGCGGGCTTAAGGCGGCGTAAATTATCCAGAAGCCATTTAACATTAGAGGGTATAGTCTTAGGGGGATAGTTCTTGACTGTGTAGCATAACTGCACAAAATCGTCATAGGTACCTTCGAACAGCTTTTTCTCTGTCATTACCTCCACCAGCAACTTGGCAAAAGGATCGACATCTATGACATTTGTCGTTGTCGAGAGACGATTATTATTATAGATATCAAGAAACTTTCCCTGTTCCCATCCCAAGGCTTCAGCCCCGGCCTCTACCCACTGAACTACAGACCTAAATCCTAAGGTTGCATCTACATTTAAGTCGTACTGCTTTCGATAGCATACAGAAAGGACATTTAAAAGGCCACCCAAGATTCTACCCTTATCCTTTTCGAAAGCCTCCAGTATTTCCTTAATACTTCTAGGGTCTTTAAAGGGCGCATCATCTAAATAGATTGCCATGACACGTCGGGCCAAGTCATCCCTTTCTACCAAGTCAGGAATACCATTAAGAATTACCGGGCGCGTAACGGTATACTGATTAAGACTGTGATTGGTATAGAGGGCGCGCTTCATTATGGTAAGACCTGTGGCGATCTTACACAGGGTATCGGACATATCTCTCTTTATATTCGATATATTGTCATAAACTAGGACATGCCTTGCACGGGCCGCTACGGCTATATCTTCCTCTCCCTTCGGAAATGTAGCGGCAGTATCATGATGGGGGTCTATGAGGGCAAGGAGGATGTTACAGATGGTAGTCTTGCCGGAGCCTTGGACACCCGAGATAGAGAGAACCGGGTATTCTTTTTCTTCGCGCATAGAGGCCAGGAGAAAGCCTACAATCAAAACCCAGTTGACCTCAGAAAGCTGTGAACCACCAAGATATTGACGTAAGAGCCCTAGGTCGCCATCAGGATCTGGTTCCTCATAGCTTTGAGCAGAATTGGCTCTTATAAGAGGAACCGAATCAGGTATAGAATCGACAATTTCCCAGCCGTCTCCATCTAAGCGAATGGCGCGGTAGTCCTTGTCGCACATATTATACCAGAGAGAATTGCCTACCTGCTTTACGCGGACCATGGGAATTATAGGCTTGCCTAAGGCACACGCCTCATTCAAGAGCCAGCCATAGATGGTCTGCATGGCTACCTTAGAGGGGATACGGTGGCGCATTCTCTTATAGGTCGTTTGTATATGGTGTGTAAACATGGGCGATTCAACAGGCCAGAGAACTTTTTTGTTGCCGATGCGCCAGGAAACATAAGGTATGTCATCATTACCGACATAAAATTTTACGCCGGCTAAAATTCGATCTGCTACTAAGGTATTGAAATCTTCGACTTCTTGGTTTTCGGGTACTTCTACCATTATTTCCTCTTGTAATCTGAATCGGGTTCACCTATACTCCATCTCGCAAACGGGAGGGGGCCTTTCAGAGATGGAGGGCTCTTTCTTTTTCGGGTCTTACAAATAGCAAAGTCGGAAACCCGTGTCAACCTCCGACAGCCTCCGACAGCCTCCGACCTAAGTACTTGAAAAATAACAATTGTCGGAGGCAGCGGGTCGTTCGGAGGATGTTTTTCTGATATATATATATATTTTCTTTTTTCTAAAGAAGTTAACGCCTCCGACCC